CGATTCCTCCAGGGCCGACTGGTCCGGGAGACATATTTTCAGTGTCTGTTCCGTTATTGCGATCGGTGCCGTACCAATTGGTTTCCCAATAATTCCATAGCGTGCCAGTTGCAAGTTCTGGTGTGCTGAAGAATTTAAGTGAATCATATGCGCCATTGGCAGCATCGATCTTGACATCTGGCGCGATATGGTTTTCATTCCATTCGTCTGTACCAGGATACAACTTAATTTTGCCGGTCCAAGTATTTACTGCAAATGGATTTACGTCCTGCTCGTATGAAGCAAATGGCTGAGTGATAACCGGAGCAGAATAATAGTTTAGAGTAACAAGCGGTCCTGTCTGGCGATAATTCTGCGAAAGAGCAGTATTCAGACGAAGGTTAACATTTTCTTCGTAGAATAAAGGCCGAATCAGTCCATTGACTTTATCGACAGCTACGCTATAATCTGGGTGCGCCACTGCGCCAATTCCATGCGAAGTAAAGCTATCGACGACGAATCCGTTCTTATAGCGATCTACTCCATCAGCATCCAAGATTTGCTTGCTTGCTGTTTCTTTTTCTAGTAGTGAAAGCGCAGTATAATATTCAAGCTTCTGCACACGCTTTTCAATACGACCGATGTCACGCATCGTATAGCGGCGATGATCCAGACTCTTCGCCTTTACATCTTGCGTTCCAAAAGTATAAGGCGCAATCGTCAGGATATACATCGTCAGCGCATCCTGAATATCAGGAGGAGCAACTGGATTTAGAGACGGCACGCCTTCCTTAATCTTGACGTTACCGTATTGATCGAGGCATATCTTGTCAACTCGTCCCAGATAATACTCCATGTCGGTAGTAATATTTGGACGAGGAGCAGACATTTTCGTAGATGAAAATGCCGTCACTGCAGGACGGAAGTCTAAGCAATCTCTTAATGCGACTGTGCCACGCGATGAAGTAAATGTTGGAATATCTTCATAGTTCGTATATGAAGAAACTGCAAAGTAATCGCCATCTGCGCTATGGTTATACTTGTCAAATTTGACTAGCAGTCTTCCGGTTGGAGGATTTACACCAGCCTTAAGCTGCAGCGTACTGTAATCATAGTAAGTATCGCGCTGGCCAGTATCAAGAACGTAGCGATCAGAAATATCAGGATCTGATTCTGTAGCAGCTGTGCTAAAATCGGCAGACATATGAACTGCTTTGATACGAACAACATCGACAGTATTTAAGCTGTCATATGTGCTAGCGCTAGCAACAGTATTTGGGCTTGCGATTGCCAATGTCTGTGCCTGTAAAGTCTTTGTCTTAGGCGAAAGCGAGCGTTGCGTTGATGCAATTACTGTTACAGATGTATTTGATGCAACTGTGCCAGCAGCAAAATAAAGCGTTACTTTATTATAGTTTTGTCCGCTGACGCTTTCGATATCAACAGATGATGGCGTAATAATAGTTCCATCGACTTTTGCCACAATATAGTCCGAAGCAGATTCTGAAATAAAATATTGATAATTAACCTGAGGATTTAAAACAATTGTGTCATTTGGGGTGCCATCAACAATAGTACCAGCGAATGACTGCCGAACAGTATATGTCAAATCTGCTGTTGACTTAATAACGTCATACGGCAACTTATAAAGTAGCGAAACAGATGATGCATCTTGAATTTCTGCACCAGCAACCTGCGATCCAGTTCCGTCAATAATATACGTGTCTGCGGTAAATGTTACAGTAGCACTCGTGACACTTCTTACCTGTGCCATCGAATTACCAGAATTCAGAGTAACATCAAAAAGGTATAACTTAAAATTGCTGCCAGAAATGCGTTCCATCGAACGGACACGCGCAGTGCCAATAGTAGTACCACCACCGGTGATCGCACTCTTCAGATTGACATAACTAAAATTGGTAATATCTGGAAGACCAGTTACGTTATAAACAGTTAGGTAATTACCATAACCAGCATCGATTACTGCGTTAGTAAGACTCTTAAAGTTACGTGATTTCTTTAGAATCGCATATGCGGTAGATTGCAATTCTACTCGAAATCCATTGATGTATGCGACAGAAGGTTCAAGGCCAGCAGCGAGCTTATTTGATGCATAAGTTGCTGCTTGATTAGCCGTATTAATGCCAGCAACAGCATTCTGAATTTGATTCGCAGTGTATAAACCACCATTCGTGTAGGTATTTAGGTATTCACGAATGTCAATACCAAAAGGATTTACGACATAATTGCCAGATTCCTCGTAGGTACGCTGAGCCATGGTCTTCATGATCTCAGTGTATTCCGTGCGATTCTGTTTCTTTACTTTTCCATCCTCAACTGTTAATACGAGAATGAAGTTGTCTAGAGTATCATCGTACTGAGCAGGATTCCAATTTTCCACATCCAGATTCATCAAAATCTGATAGCGGTGTGCTCCTGGGGCACCGGTATTTGGAGTTCCTAGCGCATTATCATTTAACGTAGTATCATCAACTGGAGTGACCTTTCTTTCCTCTACGCGGTATACTACTCTGCACCATGGGTTCTGGCGGTAACGAGATGCAATGATAGATGCAGCTGGAGTATGCACGAAGCATCCGTTGATATAGTAAACGCCTTCTTCAACCGAGACGCGAGTGCCAAATCCGGTAGGATTGATGTTTCCGTTTTCCAGTGGCTTTGCGCGGAATGCAACCCGTCCTGTTACCGCACCGCTATCAGAGTCATATTTTTGAAGCAAAATATATTCTTCGGCCGCAAATGCTTTTACTAATCCTGCATTCGTGGCATTTGTTCCACCAGAATTAAGATACTCGACATACAATGTCAGCGGTTCTGCACCTTCTGGTGGAACAATATCGATAATCTTAGCGTGCAAGCCATTTGTTGCGCCAAATAAAGTAGCACCAATCAAAACATAATTGCCGTTTCCATCCTTTTCAAGGTATAGGCTTTCATTTCCAGTATACGTATTACCTCCTTGAGCAGGATATGTGGTAGTTTGGGCTGAAGATTCCACCTTAACATAAGCAATCTTATTGTTAATCGTGGCCAAACCTCCCATGACCTTCGTTCCATCCTTAAAGAAGTGATTACCGAAACGCTCGATCTGAGCCTGAATCGAGGTTTGCAGCTGCGTAAGTTCACGAGCCTGGACTGAATAACCAGGACGGAAAAGAACTCTCAGATAGTTCTTATCTTTATTAAAGTCGTCCCAGTAGGGTGATTCGTTAAAATAAGTGATCGCCATGTTAGAAAGTATAAGATATCTTAGAACTCAACGATGATACGAATGTCTTCAATCTGAGATTCTGTACGTTGAATTGGGGATGTACGATTTTCAAGGAATATGATATCTCCAGAAAAGTGAACATACTCCGAAGGAGTGATCGTGTTTATTACCCCACTTGCAGATGATGTAGACGCTGCACCAGTATATGCTTCGATTGTATTGGTAGTGGCGAACGCAACGTATCCGGTTTTATCGTTTTGATGAATTCCTAGCTTCTTCACACCGCCAGATAAAGATTGCACAGAATCGATGAATGCCCTTGCCGGTGGATTTGCGCCATTCGTAATATAATCTCCAACGCTAAATGTTCCTGTGGAACCACTGTTAAGCGTTAGGTATGTTACTGCAGATAGAGTACTTGCTATAGCAGGAATTGAATTTCCACCGGAAAGTTCCTTTGGCTTTCTAATCAATCCAACCTGACGGAATTGTGTATCAACAGCAAAATCACCGGCGCCTTCTTGGCCGGTGAGTGTAGCAGCAACGCCGACATAATAGCCGCCAAGTTCAGCGGAGGGGTCAGATCCATGGCCATTCTTTGGCGAAAGAACAGCACGCGCCACGCAGCCCGCGCCGCCTCCTCCACTAAGCTCAACGAATGCAACGTTATAATTTGATCCGGGGTTAGTAATTACAAATCTTACTACCTTACCACCAGAAACAGTGGCCGTTGCTGTGGCGCCAGAACCATCTCCTAAAATAGTTACTGTCGGAGCGGAAGTGTATCCGCTACCGCCAAAGTTAAGTGTCGTGGCAGTTGGATCATCGGGATCAATCGCAATGCTGTAAATCTTACCTTTGATAGTTGAGGTCGCAGCATTTTGGAATTCTAACCGAGCAGTATCATCTGTATCAATAGTTCCAAATTCACCAACAGTTGTAGCGTTATTAAGAGTAATACTTGAGATTGTTTTGCCGCCGGCGCCAACGATTGCTTCTGCCGCGTTAAATGTGCCTCTGACGTTATAGACCACTAACGTATTCGTGTTAACAGAAAATACTTTGGCGGTTGCTCCAGATGTTGCGCCCACAATCGTATCACCTACGGATGGAACTGTACCACTGCCGGTTAAGACAATTGTGCTTCCACCGATAACTGTCTTAATAGGAATATAGTTATTCGTTAAAAACTTTGCAGCTTCTGTGGCACTGACCTTATACATGTACTTCCAGATATAACCATCTGAGTATTCAACGGGGTCTCCAGTAAGAACTCCTCCTGGTGTAGTAGGATTATGTGTTGGCTTTACGGTTGAAGGCAAAAGAGTGCCTGTAGAAGAACGAGGTGCATAGAGGCACTTATATACAGTGAACGAATCTGTTAGTACATAAAATGGTACATCGTTTCCGCGATCAAAAATGTCCGGATTATTATCATCCCATGCAGAATACGTATCTCCAGAAACCCAATTATAACGAGGGATTAGATTGATGACATCGACTCCAGTAATGCTCTTAAGAGCAATCATATTGCGATCAGCATCCTGAGTAGTAAGAAGTGAGTCGACTGGATTACCACTATTTGGTGCAACATCTGTTGTGCCCGTAAGCGACGTTGACCACTTATCAGACTTTCCGATGAAAAGATATACGTTCTCGGAGTCGGACGTGATGTTATTCTTGAAGTTCTTCGCGTTTAAATTGCGAAAGTCTGATGTGATAATGGCTGACATAGTGACTTAGAAATTACGTTGTAGAATTACCGCTCCGGTATTGTAGTAAGGAATGACGTTATTTATAGAGTCCTGGATAGTGTATTGAATGAAACGATCTATCGGATTTTCATTGATAAACTTTGTGGATTCTAGTGTTCTATGGGTAGCAAATTGCAGTCCAGGATTCTGGCCCTCGAACTGAAGTATGAGTTTGATGGCGTAATCTGCCAATGCCCTCATATTCTGATAGTTTAGAACAGGATCTCCGTCAGGATTGATAGTGATATAATCGGCATAAGCAAGTTCGATCAGATTGACAAGATCGGCAGCAGAAATCAATCCAGGCTGATTAAGTGGCATTCTACTGTTTAGCTTTTCGGATAGCTGCTGAATTGCCTCAAGTACCAGGAAGATCTGCCCAAAGAATATAAATCCTGCAGGATGAACTAGACGGTTAAATGGATCTTTCCATGCATCGACGTTCAAGCCAGTCTTAACTACATAAGAATATCTTTGATAATAATACGAATCGTGCAGCTTCTTAATGTTTGATGTAAACCCGTTTGAATCAGAATATTGAGAAGCAACCAAGGAAACTCCGCTGATTGATGTAGAAGCTACGGTTTGATCCACGCCCACTACATAAGTGCCTACTCCCCCAGTCGTGGATGGTCCAAATTGCTTGATCGTTGTTCCTGGTAAAACTCTACCACCGTAAATTTTAGATCCAATAGTGATTGCGCCAGATTTTATACCACTGACAGTTAATGTTGCTCCAGATATACTACCAGTAAATTCAGCCCCGGCCGCAGAGAAAGTTGTTCCAGATTTAACAATTTGCGTGAGAGTAGTTGAACTTACAGTTTGGCTGAAGTTGACAACATATGTTCCAGTTCCGCCAGACCCAGTTATAGTTTTGGTTATTGATGCGCTACCTAAATCCGATGTATAAGTTGCTGAAGCAATTGAATTAAAAACTACGAACGTAAAGGTAGTACTATTTGGAATAGATGCGATGGTCCAAGATCCGTTTAATTTCAACTGTTCTGTGCCAACAGCTCCAGAAATTTCAATAATATCTCCGGCAGTATATCCACTTGTCGAAGCAACTGTTGCAGTTACAGTAGTTGTTCCATTTGCAATATAATTAGTAACACTTGTAACAACTGCAGGGGGTGTTATGATAGTAGTGCCGGAAGTAACGCCGGTACCAATGATCTGAGTGCCTATTTCAATTTCAGAAGAACCAACGCCCATTGAAGTAACTGTTAGCGTTGTTCCAGAAATTGACCCAGTAAAAGTACTAGGTGTCCACAGTAAGGTATATGTTCCTGTACCACCTGATCCTGTTCCTAATCCAGAAATTTTTACAGTTGATGTGATTCCTGGACCGGATAAAACCATTCCTACTGCTATTGTACCAGATTCTACTGCAGTAACAGTTAAAGTATCTCCAGAAATAGATCCTGTAAAATATGCTCCAGAACTATTCATCGGTGTTTTACCAATGTTCTGACTTACACCAACAGAATACGTTCCGGTGTATCCTATGCCAGTTCCTAAACCATTGATGATTGTTCCAGGAGCAATTCCGGCTCCAGTAAGTAATACATCTTCGTCCAATGATCCAGATTCGACAGATGATACTGTAAGTGTGGTGCCAGAAATAGATCCAGTAAATTTGCTATTAACAGAGGTCCAATTACCAGATGATGGCTTAAAAGTATCGGTAAATGGATAATATACTTCAGCGCTTTGTTGGAATATGATTCTGAAGAAAAGCTCGATTGAGTTTTCCGAGCCTCTTAGAGAGTAATACTTTAGTAGATTTTTATACAGATTAACTGTATCTGTAGTAAATTTACCCGGAACGTTAATAGCTGTTTCACGTTGTAGTACCTCGAGATATCTGTTTGTGGCTCTATCAATATCTCGTTCTTCCATAATGCGATTAATCTCAAAGCTTGGATTATCGTAAATGTTCTGAACAGTAGAAATATTTCTGGTGCAATTTGATTCTGTACCAACTAAAGCTTCTCCACGAACAAATTCACCATCGGCATTGTGTACTAATAGAATATTATTGTCAAACTTAGCAACAGTTGCAGTAATGATACCTCCTGCGGAAGTACTCATTTCTACTTCTTCGCCAATTTTATATTGGCCAGCACCCGCCTGAACAGTAATAAAAAACGAAGTTTTACCATCTCGATTTACGAGGTCATAGTAATCTTTCAGAAATTCTACTAGCACTGCTGATTTTTCGCGCAGCGCATCAGGTATAAGAGACTCAACTCTTACTGCTTCTTTTGTTTTTTTCTTGACGCTGACTGTCGACTCAACGTAGGACATAATTAGCGATGTCGAGGTGTCGTGGTATATGAACTTGTTCCTGCTGCGCCTGAAACAGCAATTGCATCAATTTCGGCTTTTACAGTAACATATGTCTGATCTATTTCGAGCAACTGATTTCTTTTTGGAGCAATGTCAAACGAGTTTGGTAAAGCAATAATGCGAATGTCTGGTGGATTTACGTTTACTGTTGTGTAATCTACTGTAAAACGATTTAGCACTACTCTTCCAGCGCTAGAATATATTCTACCAGCATTTGCAATCTTCTTTCGATTACCTTCTACTACTCTATAAATGTAAACATTTCTATCAGTTGTACCAGCAATTGGTTCGTCGCCAAAAAAGTGTTCTAAACCTCCCATCATAAACCCGGATGAAGAAAGAACAGCTGTTGTCGATTGTGTGGTATATGTCGGTACTGGAAAATCGAGTGTAAATGAATTCGTCAAACCATTTGGTTTTGGTGTAATCCACTTGAACATATACGGACGAGCAACCGAATTAAGAATCGATGGCTCAGAGTTATCGATTGATCCTAGGAACTGAGAGAAACGAAATACGCCGTCAAATTTTTGTAAGTTCTGGTCATTGTACTTACGAATGATGTCACGGACATATGATTCAAGTGCAGGTGTAGTCTTGTCAGTTAAATTAGAATTTGATAAAGGCTTCGACCTCCAAATAAGTAAATTCTGGATCAATTATGACCGGCTCAATTGATACGACGTTTTTACCTTTTAAAATGCTATCGGTGATCTGAAGTTTTTCGGCTTCATTTAAGAAATCTTTACCAGAAGGCTTAATTGCGATGTAGACTTTACCATAATTTGGCTCAGGATCTGTTTCGCCGCCCCAAACAGAAATAGCATCGATTCCTCCAAACTCGCGGAGAATGATCGCGCGGTAATCTTCGGAAGTTACTGCACGATTTTGTGTGATAAATGCCAGCGGAGAATTGTAACGAATCGATTCGGTGCTTTCCTTTTCTGCACCGCCGTACGAATTTGTTATCGTAGTTATTACCGCACTATTTACTGGAATAGTTGCTGTCGCGCCTGTTGTTGATCCTGGTATTATGTATGTAAATGCTTGTGCGGATTGAAAATTGGCAGCGCCATTTGCAATTCTGCCATTTGTATAAACATACTCGATCTCGACAATATTATTTGATCCAGGCTTGATGCCTAGATTATTGTCGCCAAAATAAACCTCGTATTTGCCATCAGCATTTTCCTGCAAGAAATAAACCTTTGATGAATTATTTAAGCCGATCAGAGTACTGAACTGAGTATAGATGGAAAATTCCTCGCCATCGTTGACACGAACTCTCATTGTAGTAGAATCTACAGTAGTATCAGGAATTTCATATTTCTGATTCTCGATCAATTCATCCACACGATAAATCATTTTCTTTAACGTGCCCTGTTTAAGAACTACGCTAGTAAATGTGTAAGTATTCGTTGCTATGTTTAGCGGAACAGCTGGTTTTGGTTCTAGTACTACAAATGTATACTTCGAAGAGTCAACTGTAGTACTAAATTTATGTCCTCTATCCAAAGACAAGAATGGTGGTGGATTCGATGTTGGCGCCGTTACTACCACATCCACTACTGCAGTAGATGCAATTGTTGAACGCGGAACATATCCTAGAAGCTTAGCGTGAGAAACAACGTTGCCGCGCAATTGTGCAGAATCCAAGAATGCTTCGTTTAGCGCTAGGTGTGCTGTGACGGCATTGTAGTGCGTATTGTACGCTAAAACGTCAAGTAAAATTGACAGGCCAGATCCGTCGAAGTCCCAGTCATTGTACTTGCTTTGATTCTTGAAGTGTGACTTGATCGACTCTTTAAGTGTCGCGAAGTCTAGTTCTGAAACATTGATCTGTGCCATAGGTAGAAAGTATTAGCGGATTCTCTTAAGGTAAAGAGTTATGTCCACTCTTTGATCGATTGCGATGACGCGAAAGCCGATATTGATATTGTATGCATTTCTATCAGAATTATCAATGATCTCTACAACTACACTATCGGCGCGCGGTTCAAACTTTTTGATTACACGCTTGATCTCTTCGCGCATTGCTGACATAGTAAAGTTATCAGCCGGCTCGAATAACAATGCTGACACATTTGACCCCAGCGCAGGCTGAAAGGGTCTATCATAGAAATTGCTTAAAATAAGATTCTTAATTGAGTTCTTAACGGCGTCAATATCAACAAGCGGAACAATATCTCGAAAAGTAGGATTAAGAGCAAGCGAAAGGTCCAGATCAGAATACAACCGTTTCTTCGATACAATCGATGATCGACGGCTGACGTAAAGCTCGTTTACGTTGTAGTCTGAGAGTGCAGAACTCATGGGTTTGTCTATTTATCAGGAATTCCTAGGCTTAATCCTGACTCTCGTTTTGCACATATCGGGCGTATGGAGCAACTACAGTTTCTTCTTCTTTCAGTATAGCATCGATTTGGTCCAATTTACCTTCAAGGCTGGCATCCTCCGGATGCTCGGAGTCCGATACAATATTGTCTCTGTATGCCTCGACGTTTTCTTCAGGTAATACTCCACCAATTGCTGCCGTTTTTCTATCCGCATAAGTAAGCAATTTGTTTCTCGCGCGCGGATCGGTGATTGTTTTAGCAACCGCATTAATCTTTGCCGACACGCTGGTCGTGTATTTTCTGATATCAGAAAAGGTAGCACCGGACGCACCAGATGTTACTTTCTTTGTATTGTCGATCACACTATTAACCAGTGATTCTGCTGCAGCTGGATTCGTATTCGGTATGACCGCCGCTAATGATCCCAGTTTTATTTTGCCTGTTAGCGGATTCAAATTAAAGTTAGGAGCATCGGTGCAGTAATCAAATATAG